GTGATGCCGGATCAGGTCCGTCCGCGGCTCGAGGCCGGCGGATCGCAGTCTCCGAAGGACGGCGTGCCCGTGCAGGCGCAGACCGATGCCGGGCGCGTGCCCCGCTCGCCCGACCGACGCGACGACGCGCTCGCCGCGCCCGGCCCTCGTCCGAGCCCGCGACTCGAGGACGTGCGTCAGACGGCGAAGCCGCCGACGTCGGGCGAGCAGCCTGGCCCGCGGCTCATGGTGCCCGTGAAGCCGAGCGCGGGCATGGCGACCAAGGCGCCCGGCCCCGCCGGACCGTCGGAGGCTGGGGAGGAGGACGAGTCGACGCAGCGCGCGAAGGCCATCGTCGCGCGGATGAGCGACGAGCAGCTCGGCCTCTGGACGCCTGGCGAGTTGGTGGCCTTCATGGCGGCCGGCTTCCGCAACGCCGACGCACAGGGCTTCGCGAAGAGCGAGATCGTGCTCGAGGCGCAGTATCTCGACGCGCTCTTCAAGGGCGCCGGCGCGCACAAGTACATCCGCCGTGTGCCCACCGGGAACCCGAAGCGGCCGTGGCGCTACTACTACCGCGAGAGCGCGATCGCCCGCGACGTGCAGGCGGGCGAGGAGATCCAAGTCGAGAAGGGCACGATCGCGAAGGTGCTCGAGGTCGGCAAGGACGGCGAGATCCGCCTCGAGCTGGGCGGGCAGCCGCGCACCGTGAAGCCCGACGAGTGGGCGAACCTCCTTGTGCGCTCCTACGGCACCCGCTTCCACGAGTGGGCCGAGAAGCGCGCGGAGCAGTCGGTCAACGCCGTGCTCAAGCACGTGCCTCGCAAGCTGCTCGAGGAGCTGCCGGGGGACACGGATGAGGCGCGCTTCGAGGCGCTGCGCGAGCGCGTGCCCGCGGTCTACGCGAAGCTCCAGCAGTCGTTCGCGCGCGCGGGCGTCAACCCCTTCCGGGCGAAGCGGATCCTCGCGTCCGCGCTCGAGCGCCGCGGCTGGGAGCCCGAGGCGCGCGCCGCGGCTGTGGGCTCGGTGCTCACGAAGCGGACCTCCGCGACGCGCTTCTCCGAGATCGTCCAGGGCGCGGAGAACCTCGCCGCCGGCGCGCGCGTCACGGCCGGCCACGTGGGCGCTGTCGTCGAGCTGCGAGGGGGCGCGCCTGGGCAGGAGGACGACTTCGCGAGTCGGGCGACCGAGCTGGCGAAGAAGGCCGAGTCGGAGCTGGCGAAGCTCTCCGAGCTGCTCGCGAAGGCGCAGGAAGGCAGCAACGCGGAGCGCGCGCAGGCGCTTGCCGCCGTGCTCGCGAGCGGCGCCATCCAGAAGCTCAATCTGCTCACGCAGGCGTTCCCGGGGCTCCGGGACAAGGTCGCCGACGAGGCGCGCGGGATCGTCACGGAGGCAGCCGCGGCCGCTCCGCACCCGGCCCCGAAGAGCGCGGGCGGCGAGACGAACGTGTACGTCGCCGGCGAGGGCGGGCAGCCGAAGGCGATTCGGGCGAAGTTCCGCCTCATGAACGCGCGCGACGTCGTCGCGTCGCACGACCCCCTCAAGGGCTTCAAGAAGCGCGAGGACTATCCCGAGAACGTGCAGGAGCGTGCCTACCACCGCGACCAGGCCGAGCAGGGGAAGGTGCTGAACAACGCGATGCGCCTGAACCCCGCGTTCGTGGCGAACACGAACCCCGACGCGGTGAACGGTCCGCCCGTCGTGATGGAGCACGAGGGCAAGCTCATCGCGCTCGGCGGCAACAGCCGCACGATGTCGATGCAGCAGGCGTACGCCCACCACGCCGAGAAGGCCGAGGGCCTCAAGAAGTACCTCGTCGAGCACGCTCACGAGTTCGGGTTCCGCCCCGAGGACGTCGAGGCGCTCGAGCAGCCGATCCTCGTGCGCGAGATCGAGCCCGACGTTCGTTCGGCCGACGCGCAGCGGATTCTCGTGCGGCAGCTCAACGAGTCGTTCACGCAGGGCATGGACCCGCGCACGATGCAGGTCGCGATGGGCCGGAAGCTCGACGAGCAGGCGCTCGGCGCGCTCGGCAACGACATGAAAGAAGACGAGACGCTCGCGTCGTTCCTCGCCAGCCCGCGATCCGAGCGGTTCGTGAACGCGCTCCAGCGCGCCGGCATCATCGACCAGCGCAACGCGAACCAGTATCTCAAGAAGGGCACGAAGCTGCTCAACGAGGACGGCCGCACGCTGGTCGAGCGCATCCTCGTCGGCCGCGTCGTCGGCGACGCCGACATCCTCTCGAACACCGGCCCGCGCCTCGTCGGGAACATCGCCGCGGCGGTGCCCTACATGGTGCAGGCGAAGGCATACGGTGGCGGCTACGACGTGGGCAGTGATCTCGCCGTCGCGCTCTCCGCCTACAACGACCTCCAGCACCGCGCCGAGACAGGCTCCATCGGTGCGCTCGACCCGAAGATGCCGGAGGCGACCTACCGTCGGCTCTTCAACTACTTCGACGACCTCTTCGGCGGGCGGCATCCGGTCGTCGACAACAAGAACGCGCAGGCGCTCCTCGAGCTGCTCATCCGCAAGCCGGGGCCGCAGCAGCAGGCCGCGGTGTGGCGCGACTTCGTGAAGCGCGCGTCGAACAACCCCGAGGGCCAAGCGTCGCTTTTCGGCGCGCCCAAGACACCGGGAGAGGTGCTGCGCGAGACCGTGAACGCCGCGCTCAAGCGCGAGGACGATGAGAAGCCCGCGGCCAAGAAGCCCAGCCAGGAAGGGCCGAGCCTGTTCTGAATGACGCACGCAACGCCGCGCGGTAGAGTCGGCGAGGAGTGATAGCCCCGATGACGCATCCCCACACCGTCGCGCCGACCACGAAGAGCGGCATCGCGCTGCCCGAAGGTTCGCTCTCCCCGAGCAACTACGTGGGCGATCCCCGCCTCGGGCAGTTCATCGACTGGTCGAGCGAGTTCATGAACAAGGGCCTCGACGCGCCGGCCGAGGCGAACGAGCACGGCACCCCGAGCGTCTACATGGGCAAGGCGACGGGCTTCGGGAAGCTCCCCGGGCGAGCGCCCCTCATGCCTCCCGAGATGGCGGCGAAGTACGGGAGCCCGCCGGGCGACGTGATCGGCGAAGACGCCGCAGCCGGTGGAACGGGGACCGGCAACCCCTACTATCCTGGGATCACGGGGGACAGCCCCTTCGAGGGCTCCCAGGCCGCGCGCCCGCCCGCGCACGCCTCGCCGAGCGCGCAGCCCGCGCCGGCCGGCGTGCCCCCCGCGAAGATGGGCCTCGACTTCGGGGATGGCGGCCGCGCGATGCCGTTCGCCGCGCAGCTCGCCCCGATGTTCGCGGCGATGGGCCGCGCCGTGCCCGGCCAGAACGCGCGCGGTCCGCAGAACGCGGCGCCGACCTCGGCGCCGCGGCAAGAGCAGCACGAGCCCCCGCCGGCGCGACACCCGCTCGCCGGCATGATGGGCGCCGACACCTGGATCGATTGGGAGGCGAACCTCCGCGGCCTCATGGGCGAGGAGCAGAAGCCCCCCACGGCGCCCGGTGAGCCGCCCCCGCCCGCCGGCGGCGCGCCCGCTGGCCCTCCGGCATCGAAGCCGCAGCCGAAGAGCCCGGCGGGCTACGACGTCGGCGGCCGCGGCACCGGCCGCAAGCCGTTCGTCTACGGCCGCGACGACGCCGACGCCCAGGGCGCGCAGAAGAGCCTCGGTGCGCTCGGTGAGATCGACGAGCTGCTCAAGGGCCTGCTCGACACCGTCGGCGAGCCGCTCACGAAGAGCGCCGGCGCCGGCTCGCACAAATACGTCTCGCGGAAGCGCGGCGCGAACGGCTGGATCTACTCCTACAGCCACGAGGGCGAGGCCGTGCCGAAGCCGACGTCGCTCTCGAGCGCCGACGATCACGTCGCGCACGCGCTGCACAAGATCGGACCGAAGCACGGCGAGCACATGGAGATCCACGTCTCGGAGCCGAGCAAGGACGGCCGTGAGGCGCAGCGCATCGGCGTGCACGCGGGCGGGCACCTCACGCGCGAGCACGGGCACACGAAGACCTACGGCCCGGTCGCGCACACGATGCACCACGGCCCGCCGAGCTGGTCGGAGGCAGGGAAGGCGCACGACGCCTTCACGCACGCCTTCGATGCCGGCAAGAAGCGGCACGGCAAGGACGTCGCGGCGGCGCCCGCGGCGAAGCTGGCAGCGAAGCCCCCCGCCCAGCAGGGCTTCGACTTCGGCGGGGCCAAGAAGGCCGCACCAGCGAAGGGGGCGCGCTCGGCCGAGTCGCACGAGGCCGACAACGCGTCTCTGCGCGCCACCGCCCACGGCCCCGACTACGCCGACAAGCACCGCGCGGGGCACACCGCGGCGGCGGAGGCGCACGAAGCGGCCGCGGCGAAGAACCCCGGGCAGGTCGGCGAGTACCACGCACGGCGCGCCCAGCAGCACCGAGACAAGGCGGGTCACACGGAGAAGAGCATGAGCACGAGCACGGATCACTTCGGGCGGCCTCTGGCGAAGGGCATCTACGCGTTCCGCGGGTCGAAGGGCGACGCGGAGCTGCCCGACGAGTACCTCTACGACTATCTCTGCTCGTTCATCGAGGAGGCGTACGAGCACGAGCGCCGGGAGCCGGAGCACCAGCAGCTCGACGCGAAGGAGCAGCTCGGCATGATGGCGCGCGCCGTCATGAACGAGCTGGTCCAGACGATCCCGACCAACGCGAACCTCATGCGGGCGACGAAGAAGTACCGCGTGACCACGGCGTCGATCGAGCAGATCCTCGTCGCGAAGGGCATCTACAAGCCGCGGGCCGACTCGACGTTCACGGACGACGGCAACGCGGCGATGGGCGCCGCGATGCTCGCGACCGGCGGGGCGTTCGCGTTCTCGCACCAGCCGCGGCCCTTCCTCGTGCCCGAGCCCGCGCCCGTCGTCGCGCGCTCGCTCACGCCGCGCGGCCCCGAGGACGCGTCGGGGCTCGTGAAGAGCGAGGACCCGCGCGATCCGCACCTCGCCTTCCAGGCGCGGCACGGTGACGAGGTGCGCCGACTCTGGGCCGGCGCCGCCTCGCCGGTCGCGCAGCCGGCGCCTTCGTGCCCCGTCCACGGCGGTCGCGAGATCCACAAGGCCATGAACCTCTGGAACCCGATGCTCCCGTGCACGTGCTCGGGCAAGCCCAACGCGCACGGCTGAGGCGAACGTGAGCTGGCGCGAAGAGGTAGCGGCGCGGCTCGGGGCGCTGGGCAAGGCGCTCCAGGCGCCCGACGATCGCGACGTGCGCCCCGAGGAGATGGCCGACGCGCTCGAGAGCGCCGGCGTCGGTCTCGGGACGGCCTCGATGGGGAACATGAACATCGCGCAGGCGACGGACGAGAAGCCGCGCGCGATGTTCCACGACCCCTACTCGGTCATGGATTGGGGCGGCTGGCGGCAGCGCCCCAGCTCGCTCACCTACGAGACGCTGCGGCAGATGAGCGTGTCGAACACGGTCATCGCGGCGATCGTCGGGCTGCGCGTCGACCAGGTCGCCGCGTTCTGCACGCCGCAGCAGGGGAAGTACGATCGCGGATACCGCGTCATCCTCCGCGACCGTCGCGACAAGAACAAGGGCATGAGCCCGGTCGAGCAGAAAGAGGCCGAGGCGATCGAGCGATTCCTCGAGACGACCGCCGTGCTCCTCCCGAACGAGAAGGCGGCCGACCGCGACTCGTTCCGCGCGTTCATCAAGAAGGGCGTGCGCGACATCCTGGTCTACGACCAGTGGTGCTTCGAGAAGATCCGCGACCGCGCCGGCCGCCCGTCGCGCTTCATCGCGCTCCCGAGCGAGACGATCCGGCCCGCGGTGAGCGACGTCGAGCACATGGAGCCCGCCGAGCTGCGGAGCCGCGTCTCGCACGTCCAGGTCTACGAGAACACCGTGATCGCGGAGTTCTCGAGCGACGAGATCGCGTTCTGCGTGAAGAACCCGCGCAGCGACATCCGGGTCAACGGCTTCGGCTTCTCGCCGATCGAGCAGATCATCCGGCTCGTCACCGCGTGGCTCTTCGGCTTCGAGTACAACACGCGCTTCTTCACGCAGGGCTCGGCGATCAAGGGCCTCATCAACATCAAGGGTGCTATCCCAGATCGCCAGCTCCGCGCGTTCCGGCGCATGTGGTACTCGATGATCTCCGGCGTCACGAACGCCTGGAAGACGCCGATCATCAACGCCGAGGATCTCCAGTGGGTCTCGATGCACTCGAGCAACCGCGAGATGGAGTACGGGCAGTGGATGGACTGGCTCACGAAGCTGATCTGCGCCATCTACGGAGCCGACCCCGTCGAGATCAACTTCATCTTCGGCAACAGCGGGCAGAGCAGCTCGCTGAACCAGTCGCGGCCGAACCAGGAAGAGGTCACGGAGTCGAAGGACAAGGGGCTCCGCCCGCTGCTCGACCACATCGCCGAGCACCTGAACCACCACATCATCTGGGACATCAACGAGGACTTCGAGTTCGCGTTCACCGGCTTCGACAGCAAGGCCGAGGAGCAGGAGCGCGAAGCGCGCATCGCGAAGGTCAAGGCGTACAAGACCGTCAACGAGATCCGCGCCGAGGAGGACGAGGAGCCGCTGCCCGGCAAGCTGGGTGACATCATCCTCGACTCGACGTGGCAGCAGTGGGCGCAAGCGCAGGAGCAGGCCGCGCAGCAGGCCACGATGGGCATGGGCGGGGGCGCGCCCGAGCAAGGCGACAACCACTTCGACGACCTCTTCGGCGAGGGTCACGGCCAGGAGCCGACGCCCGACGAGGTCGCGCAGCAGCAGCCCCCGGGCGGCGCGGGTCCGCCGAAGCCGGGCGGCGCCGGCTTCGGTGGGGACGAGAAGCCCGAGAAGAAGCCCCCGTTCGAGCGCGCACTGCGCCCCGAGCGGGGTGCGCAGCGGCTCGAGAAGAGCGGGCAGGGCCGCCTCGCGTACATCGATCTGTGGCTCCCGCGCGGAGGCGACTGACCCATGGGTATCCGAACGAACGTCGACATCACCGTCCAGGCTGGGCGCGAGAACGATCTCACGAAGGTGGCGTTCGACGGGGGGCTCCAGGCCGTGCTCGACACGCTCGAGCACGAGCAGTCGGGCTCGTTCACGCTCGACCCTGCCGAGAGCAACTTCGTCGTGCCCTTCGGCGACGTCGCGCAGGCGCGCACCGTCTACATCGAGGCCGACGGACCGATCCGCGTCACGCCCGGTGGGGGGCTGGCGACGAGCGCCGCGCTCACCGGCGTCGCGGGCAGCTACCCGACCGGCTTCACCGGCGTCGCCGAGAACCTCGACCTCGAGATCGATGGCACGGCCGTCACGGTGGCCTTCGCCGCGGGCGACCAGTCGCTCGCGCAGGTCATCAACCGGATCAACGCGGCCGCGGCGCTCGCCGGCATCACGGGGCCGGGCGGGGTCCCGGTCACCATCGCGCGGGACAACGGCGCCGGGCAGCTCCGGCTCTTCTCGTCGCTCACCGGGACCTCGAGCACCGTCGAGGTGCTCGGCACGAGCGCGGCGGCAGTGCTGACGGCGCTCGGGCTGGCGGCCGCCCTCTCGACCGGCCTGAACGCGAGCCCCGGGCAGACGCCGCTCACGCTCATGAAGCCCGCCAACACCTCCGCCAGCGACACCGCGGCCGAGGTGCGGGTCTATCTCCTCGCGACCCTCGTGACGGCGGCGCTCACGATCGACAACCTCGACCCCGACAACAGCGTCCAGGTCGCCTACTTCATCGCCGGCGACCTCGTGACGGCCCCGCCCTGCGGCTGCTAGCCTGCGGCTGCGATGAAGCCGCAGCTCCAGCGGGTGCGCGACGAGGCACCGGGGCACGACCACCTCGAGAAAGGTCGATCGGCTGGCGAGCCTGGGCGCGAGAAGTTCCGCGCGAAGGCGATGCGCCAGCTCCACGCGCGCGTCGTGCGGGCCTACGACCAGCTCGTCGACCGGATCTTCCACGAGCTGCTTCGGTACATCGCGACCGAGATCGTGCCGGGCACGCGCCTCGCGAAGAGCGGAGACGGCTTCGTCGACGAGGTCGCCTGGCCCGACATGGTCGGCTTCGCGAGCGCCTCCGACGAGCAGCGCGCGTTCGCGCAGCGGAAGCTCTCACTGCTCACGCCCGCCCAGCTCGAGGCGCTCAAGGACATCGTCCGCGACTACCACGCGGCCTTCGCGGCTGGTGCTTTCGGTCCCGACGCCATCCCGCCCGAGGCGCTCCGCCGGCTCACGTCGACGGGCGTGACGCCGGCCGATCTGGGCGCGATCTTCGCCCACCGCCCCGGCGAGCCGGAGAGCCCGCCGACGATGCGGATCACCGATCTCGCCTACCAGTACGGCGCACTCGCCGGCGACCCGCGGCAGCATCGCGCGCTCGAGCGGATGGGGGCCGACGACTTCGTCGAGCACCTCGAGAACACGCGGCCCCAGCTCTCCCCCGTGGAGCAGCAGGCGATGGGCTTCGCTCGCTATAACGCCGGCCAGTACGCGCGGGGCATGGGAGACCGGCTCGCGCTCGAGGTGGGCGCGCTCATCATGGACGCCGACGCCGAGCAGCGACGGAAGTACATGGGGGCGGTCCAGCGCGAACTGGAGGACGCGATCGACCGGAAGGCGGCGTGGCGCGAGCTGGCGAGCGAGATCGGGCACGCGACCGAGGACTGGTCGCGCGACATGCAGCGGCTCGCCGCGACCGAGCAGCAGTTCGCGATGCAGGAGGGGACGGCGCGCGCGATCTCTCGCGGAAGGAACCCGAAGGACGTGCGCGTCGCGAAGCTGCCCGCGCCCGACGCCTGCCCGGACTGCGTGCGGCTCCACCTGACCGCGGGCCGCGGCTCGCCGCCGCGCATCTTCTCGCTCCGCGAGCTGACGGCGAACGGCACGAACGTGGGCGTGAAGCGCGATGCTTGGAAGGCGACCGTCGGCCCCGTGCATCCGTGGTGCGGCTGCGAGCTGGTCGAAGTGCCCGAAGGCTGGGCGTTCGATGACGACGGCGAGATGGTGCCCGAGATCATGCTCAAGAAGGGCGACCGCCTCGACGCACTGCGGAAGGGCGAGGACGAGCAGCGCCCGCACATGACGTACGGCGGTTCGGTGCCGACCGACACGCTCGTGATCCGCGTTGCGGATCCTCGGCAGCGGCAGGTCGTCGAGTCGATCGTGAAGGACGCCCCGAGCTGGCTCTTCCGAAAGGACACGGGCGTCACGCTGATCACGACCGACATCCCGCGCGCGCAGAACCCGCTCGAGGAGCACGACTTCGCCTACTGGACCGGCAACGAGATCCGCGTGAACCCCACGCTCGCGATCGAACGCTGGCCCCGCGTCATCCGGCACGAGCTAGGGCACTCGCTGAACGTCTACCTCGTGCGGAAGCTCGGCAGCGTCGACGCCGTTCGCGCGTGGCATGATCGGCTCTGGAAGGTCTCCGAGGAGGAGGGCTTCGTGTCCGACTACGCGAAGAAGCTCCCGATCGAGAACGCCGCCGAGGTGACGCGGATGTATCTCTTCGAGCATCATCGGCTCATGCTCAACTACCCGCGGCAGTTCGCGATGGCGCACCGCGCCTACGACGGCGCTGCGAGCCCGAAGGGGAAGCCGTGACGCGCGCGCGCGTGTTCTCGCTCGGCGCGGTGCTCCGCAAAGCAGGCGGCCCGTACATCGGACCCCGCGGCGGGCTCTGGGCCGATCCGCAGCACACGGTCGCGTGGGACCCGAAGCAGCACGGGAAGATCACGCCGCACAACTGCCCGGTCTGCCACGGGCTCGGCCACATCATCCGGCGGCAGACGCACGCGTTCGGCGAGGCCGACGAGGTCTCTTCCGTGCCGTGCCGGACGTGCAACAAGGCGGGGAAGGTCCCGCTCGACCCCGCGAAGGTGAAGGCGCTGGGCCTCCCGATGCCCGCGCCTGCGAAGCAGGCCGAGGCCCCTCCGCCGGCCCCGCGCGGCGCCGAGCAGCTCAGCCTGCTCTCCTACCAGGCGAAGCCGAAGCAGGAATCGCTATTCGACGCGGCGCCGGCGAAGACCGAGGGCCTCTTCGATGAGCGACGCGAGGACATCAACAGGCTCCGCGCGCTCTACAAACAGCACGGCGCCGTGATGCCCGGCGACGAGAAGAAGCCCACCAGCGTCGACCACGTGTTCTGGACGAGCGCATCGAAGGCCGTGCACCGCCTCGCGGAAGCTGGCGACAAGGAGGGCGCGCGCGCGAAGCTGCTCAAGGTGCGCGAGACGACGCTGCGCACCAGCAAGAGCCCGACCATCCGCGAGAACCTGGCTGCGTGGGAGGCCGACGCCGAGAAGCAGCTCGGCATCAAGCTGCCGGCGCTCGAGAAGAGCCTCCCGGTGAAGCAGCGGCTCACCGTTGCTGGTCTCCCGATCGCGATCGAGAACCCGAAGGGCTCGGTGCGGCGCTGGTACGATCCGGTGAAGCAGGAGCGCGGGTCGACGAAGATGGTGCATCCCTACGGCTACATCCGCGGGACGATCGGCGCCGACGGCGAGGAGGTCGACGTTTTCGTCGGCCCGCACCGTGACAGCAAGCTCGCCGTGATCATCAACCAGCGGCGCGTCGACGACCTCCGGCGCTTCGACGAGCACAAGGTGATGCTCGGCTTCCGTTCGGCAGCAGAGGCGCGCCGCGCGTACCTCCGAAACTACGACGCGAAGGGGCCGCAGCTCATGGGCACCGTGCGCGTCTGGTCGATCGAGCGGCTCAAGGAGTGGCTCGAGGGGAAGGTCACCGAGCCCGCGGAGAAGGCGCTGTGAGCAACGCGTGCCCGCACTGCGCGCAGCCGATCTTCCGCGAGGTCGGGCCGAAGCTCAAGGCGCGGACCACGATGCTCGTGCTCCACAAGAGCGGCGCGGTCGAGATCAACTGCGGCGCCTGCGGCCGCGGCGTGCTCCTTCCCCTCGAGCGCCCGGCGAGCGGCGCGCTCGAGCTGCGGAAGGCGGAGACGGCCCCGGCCCCCAGGCTGATCGTGCCGAAGCCTTGACACCCGCCACGCGACCGGGTCATATCCCACACGTGGCCTAGCCCCGCGCGTTTGCGGGG